CTTGACTTTGCCCTCTTGGTCTTGGATGACGCTCAGTTTGGTAAGCTAGACGCAGGCAACGCATTAGCCTTCTAATAGGAGAAACATGGCAGGTTTAGGCCGTAAAGTATTTACCGCAGGTGAGGTTCTAACCGCTGCGAATGTTCAGGATTACCTACAAGACCAAGCAGTCATGGTCTTTGCAGGCTCAGCCGCTAGAGGCTCGTCAATCGGCACAGCGACCGAGGGCATGGTGTCTTATCTGACAGACACAAACAAGATTGAAGTCTTCACTACTTATTGGGAGCAGGTCTGGCCATCAGTCGCAGGCACAGTCCTAGCCAAGGATGTTGTCGGTAGCGGAACTTCAATCACTACCTCGATGACTGCTACCTCTGATCTACAGAACGCAACAATTTATGTTTCAGGCACTTCTGCCGTCACAGTCACCATCCCCGATGTCATTGACATTTGGGACACGATTACTATCTGGCGTAACGCTGGCGGAACTGTGACCATCGCCGCAGGAACAGGCGTGACCGACTGGGCAGGTGCTGGGACAAGCGGGACAAGCGTGTCCTTCAAGATTGACCAGACTTACAATGCCGCAACTGTTCAAAAGGTTGCAGCTAACACCTACCGAGTAGTTGGAAAGATAACTGCATAATGCCTATTCCTTTAGGAGTTCTTGCTGTTGCGGGAGCAGGGGCAGGGCCAGTTGCAGCGGGCAATGCTTATGAGCTGTTAGAAACAACAGTTCTTGGAAGCGATACGGCGGATGTTACTTTTTCTAACCTGAATTCAAGCTATGGCTCTACCTATCAGCACTTGCAACTAAGAATGGTGCATAGAAATACTGCAAATGATACGGCTGTTTTTATTGGCCTACAATTCAACGCAGACACTGGAAATAACTATTCAAGACATTACCTAAATGGAACTGGCTCATCTGTTACTGTTGGTGCCGCAGCTAACCAATCCTATATTTGGTTAGGTGAAAGCGTGAGTTCTCAAATTGTTGCTAATTCTTTTGCCGCAACTATCACCGACATACTTGACCCATTTGAAACAAGTAAAAATACAACAATTAGAAGCTCCAGCGGTCAAACAGGCTCAAGAAATCAAGTTTGGTTAACTTCTGGAGCTTGGTTAAATACGGCAGCCATAACATCCATAAAGATTTATTTACCACAGGGCGGAAGTTACATTTCTGGCTCTCGCTTCTCCCTATATGGAATGAGGTCTAGCTAATGCCTACTGCTACTTATATTGCTTTGGCTAATATCACGCTTAGCTCGAATGATAATGAAATTGTATTTACTTCAATTCCTACAACTGGCTACAGAGACTTTGTTCTAGTGATTGACCAAATTTTGACTGGTGTCGCCGCAAACAAGATTGTCACACTCAACGATGACACTGGCAACAATTATCCATGGGTTTACATGGGCGGAAATGGTTCAAGTGCTATTAGCGGAACAAACACTTCTTCATCTTTATTAGTAGAAGCACTGGCCGCTGGCTCTACTACCGAAAGACTGCTGACCATAGTTAACTTCATGGATGCCTCAGCAACTGACAAACACAAGACTGCTTTGGTTAGAAATGGTCGAGCTGGACAAGGAACTGACGCAATAGCCTCACGCTGGGCAAACACAGGAGCAATAACAAAAATTTCGATTGGCTTGAACAATGTAAGTGCACAATTTGCTATCGGTTCAACCTTTGCCCTTTACGGAATAGTGAGCTAGACATGAGTGCTTGGACAAGAATCCAGTTTATTGAAGTGCCTAGCGACCAAGCTAACATTGAATTTACTTCTATTCCTGCAACTTTCACCGACCTCCTCTGTCTTTGGTCAATTAGGGGAACTGGCTCACTTGGTAGCCTTCTTCTTTCAATAAATGGAAGCACAGCAAACTTTAGTGCTAGGTATTTGCAGGGGAATGGCTCTATAACAGGTTCAGCTACAACCCCTGCCCGAATCATCGGCGTTCACAACAACTCAACTAATACATTTCAAAATGGTCAGTTGTATATTCCAAACTACGCTGGCTCAACTGCCAAAAGTTACTCTGCGGATGATGTCAATGAAGCAAACGCTACAACGGCTTACCAAACAATAACGGCTGGCCTGTGGAATGTTACTAATGCAATTACTTCTTTGACTATTACGCCCGAATCGGGGAACATTGGTCAATATTCAAGTGCAACCCTCTACGGCATTACCAAGGGTTCAAGCGGTGGAGTAGTCGTTAGCTAAAAGACAGGTAGAATAAAAACATGACAGATAGACCGACCCGTTTGATTGTGGATTGTAGCTTGCCAGAAGGGCATCCTGACAAAATCCAAATCGTTCCCCTGACCGACTCTGAGATAGCTCAGCGTGAGGCACAAGCCGCACAAGCCGCTATCGAACAGGCTGAGAGAGAAGCTGCCGAGGCTCAGAAACAGGCAAACAAAGAAAGTGCAAAGGCAAAGCTCGAAGCACTAGGTCTATCAGAGGCCGAGATACTCGCACTTCTAGGCTAGTCATGGCTGAGGAAACAAACGGCGTTCGCATAACGCAAAGAGACATCTACGAAAAGCTTATCGAGGTTCAATCGGTGCAGATTGAGTTGGTTGCCGATATCAAAAACCTCAAGGACTTACCTGCCCGCATGAATCGAGTAGAGCAGAAACTCGCTCGCATGGAGTGGATTGAGAAGCTGGTCTTTACTGCACTTGGTTCGGGCATCACAGGATTTATTGCGGCAATCTGGGCTTTGATTAGATGAGACACCCCTTCTCTAAGAAACTTATAACCTCACGCTTCGGGGCTACCGCTAACCGCCTGATCGCACACAGGGGTCTTGACTATGCTCCAAAGGAAGGCTCACGCATTCCAGCGGTGGCTGATGGCACAGTCCAGTCGGTCAAGTGGTCGAGGATTCTGGGTTGGGTATTGGTCCAATCGGCTTGGGATGAGATCGGCAACCGAACAGTTTTCATCGGCTACTGCCACCTTCAGGAAGAACCAAAGTTGAAGGCAGGGACAAAGATAAAGAAATCTCAGACTGTCGGACTGACAGGCAACACAGGCTCAGCATCCAAAGGCAGCCACCTTCATCTCACAATAGGTCCAAGGCCAACCTCAGTTTTCTTCGGGGTCGTATTTGATCCTGAGACCTTTATCGATGAGCGACTAAGTGCCTAGCTGGAAACACCGCAGAAGACTTATCTATTTATCTTTTGCTCTGTCTGCATTCATGATTCTGTTTGGAGCGATTACCTATGAGGCAGATTCCTCAGTTAGCCGAGAACTAATCATTGGCGGGGTGGCTTTGATTTCTATCATCCTGACCGCCTATACTGCTTTTGCTACCTACGAAGATGTTAAAACTAGAAAGGGCAACCATGAAGATCTTTAGTCTGGACTTCCTAAACTACGCTGGCGAGAGAGCTATCAAGACTGTCGCTCAGGCAGCAATCGCATTCCTTGGATCAGGCTCAATTGGCCTATTCGCCATTGACTGGGTTTCGCTTGCCTCAGTTTCACTTGGAGCAGGCTTTCTTTCAATCCTGACAAGTGTCGCATTCAAAAAAGACTAGGTGGATCACCTACCTCTGTCCCAATGACCATGAATTAGTCTTCGGGCATGAGGTCAATAGTCGAGGCAAATTTCAGTCAGGTTCGCCTGCTGTTTGCATGACCTGTCAAAACCCCTACAACAGGGCTATCGTTCGCTTGGAAGAGTCGCAGCCCAAATCCCATACTTCTGACCTGACTCCACCGCATATCTAAAGCACTCAGCCTTGACTGGGCAGGTGTCACAGAGCCTCTTGGCGATCACGATAGACAGCCTTCGGCGTGTCTCATCTCGAATATCCTCGGGATAGAAAAGCTCAGGGAAATCCTCACAGGGCACGCCATTAGCCGCATGAATAGCCCTCAGAAGGCGGTAGTGCTTCTGGTCGAAATGTGCCATTGTAGAAGCCTACGGAATAAATGTCGGAGGCAGGGGAGAAAATACAGACATGTTCAAAACACATGCACCTGAGAAATTCAATGAAGCGACACTACTCGGAGTCTTTGAGGCTGGCACGCCTGAATGGCACGAAGCCCGGAAGGGATCTATCGGGGGATCTGAGATCTCCACAATCATGGGACTGAATCCTTTTGAGTCACCTATGGCTCTATTCCTGAAGAAGACAGGAAAGATACCCTCGCAGATAGAGGAGAACTGGGCCATCAGATTTGGCAAAGCCTTCGAATTGCCCATCCTACAGCTCTGGGCCGAAGAGCACCCAGAATACGATGTCTATTTGACAGGCACTTATCAAGATGCCCTGCTGCCCTTCCGACACGCCAATCCTGATGCCTTAGCTCGACACAAAGAGACAGGCGAGTGGATTGTCATTGAGGTCAAGACAGGCCGACAGACTTGGGAGGAATTGCCTGCTGGTTACTACGCTCAGGTGCAGCACTACCTAGACATTCTCGGACTACAAAGAGCTGCCCTAGTAGCGGTAGCGGGAATGACATGGCATGACTACTGGATCGAGCGTGATGACTTTGAGATTGACATTGCTCGACAGAGAGCCATCGATTTTCAGGCCTGCCTATTCTCAGACCAGAGACCCGAATGGGATGGATCTGAATCCACCTATGAGGCCATTCGATTTATGCACCCACTTATCGATGAGACTGAGGTCGAGATAGATTCCTTGCATTATCTAGTCAATGCTCAGGCAAAATACGATGAGGCTGCAGAAGAACTTAGGCTAATAAAATCACAGGTCATGGACATTATGGGTAAAGCAAAGTATGCCTATATGGAAGTCGATGGAGAGAAGATTCGCATCGCATCCAGACAGGCTAAAGGAAATGGACTGCCCTATTTGGTAGTCAAGAAAGGAAAGAAATAATGGCCCGCTTTGATCTCTCACAGTATGCGACTGTCGAAGAAAGACTGAAAGCATTTTGGTCAGCACCTGAGTCACAAGATGCTCGAATAGTGACTATCAATCACACTAAGGATTCAAGTCTCTGGATCATCGAGACTCGCTTGTATCTCACCGCTGGAGATCAGGCCAATGAGCTTCCAAAGACCACGGGCTGGGCAAGTGAGGCAAACTCAGACCCATTTGCTCTAGAGCGATGTGAGACCAGCAGCATTGGCCGGTGCCTCGCAAATTACATTTACTCAGGCAACAAGAGGCCAAGTCGAGAAGAGATGGAAAAGGTCGCAAGGATGGATTGGCTTGAGAGAGCTGGTAGTCTTGGCACAATCGAAGAACTGCGAGACCTTTATGCACAAGCTAAAGCCAACAACGCTTCTCAGGAAATCCTAGAAGGGTTGAAACTTTATGCTCAGCGATTTGAAGAGAGCCAAACTCCAAGAGCTGGAGGAGGCGTATCTGGTGGCAAGGTTTCGAGG